CCATGGCCGCCTCCTCTCCGAAGGTGGTGTCGTGCTGGCCGCCCGGTCTCCCCGGGCATGTGGCCGATGCTGTTGTCAGGTAGTGCGCCGCAGGTCGAGCCGAAGATCGGCTGCCGCTGCAGGGTTCGCCATCGACGACACGGCGTCGACGATGTAGACCGAGCCGGTGCGCTCGTCACGCACCCGGTCCTGGTCCTGGATGTCCGTGCCGGCTGTCACGCGGGCGACGGCGTAGCGGACGATGCGGGGGGTCGGGTCGTCGCGGGTGGTGACCCGGCGGGACTGCTCGGTCAGGCTGGCGGGGATGCTGGTGGCGACAGCGGTGTCGGTGTCCTGCTCGTCGCCGTAGGCGTCGGTGGTGGTGCCGCGCAGCACGGTGAGACGGGTGGTGGCGACGGCTAGCACGGGCCGCCCCCGATCGGGCGCCAGCGCGGGTCGTTGTCGTCCATGGCGGCGCTGGTGACGTTCATCGTCCGGGGGATCTGCCCGTGCGGCAGGCGGCGGCCGATGCGCAGCGGGCGCATCCGCTTCCACGACAGCCGGTCGATGCAGCGTTTCGCCAGTGGCGCGAGGACCCCCGCGTTCGCGTGCAGCCACGTCGCGGACACCTGGTCCTGGGAGACGCTGGTGGTGTCCATGTTGGTGAAGGCGTCCGGGTGCTGCGTGATCCATGCGGCCTGGTAGGCCACGGCCTGCTTCAACAGCCGCCGGTTCTTCGAGCTGATGTTGCCCGCGTCGGAGGCGTCCTCGGTGGTGTCCGCGAAGAGTTCGACGACGGCCTGCGCCTGCGCGATCTGCGCCTCGGTGGCCGTGAGCCCGGTGTAGAGGGCGACGTCGCCCGTCGTGGCCCAGCTCATCGCGGCCTCCGCACAGCCACCTCGTACACCCACCGGCCGTCCACGGTGGCTGCCAGGTGGCCGTCACCACGGGTCTGCCAGCCCGCATCCGCAGCGGCTTGGAGGGTCGCGGTGCGGTAGGCGAGGTGGGTTTCCTCGTCGGGGCCGCCAGGCTCGGCGGGGAAGTCCAAGCGGAACGCGCCCGGGGCGGCCGGCTCGCTGGCTACGACGGAAGGGGCGAGCACGTACTCGCCGTCCGCGAGCAGCGCGGGGACCCCTGCGGGACCGGCTGGCGCGGCCGTCACCCCGCCGGCGGTGTCGGGGGTGTTCGCGTCGTCGTCGAGGAGGCGCTGCACCATCACCGGCTTCGCAGCACGCGCGGACGCCAGACCACGGCGTGCGCACTCGTTCTGCAACTCCTTGGCCGACAGTGCCTCGTAGTCCATGCCCATGGTGGTTGCCCCTCCTCTCGCTGTGCCGGTGCCGCCGGGGTGGCACCCACCAATCCCCGACGGCGGTTCCGATGGCCGGTTAGTCGCTGATGCGCTCCAGCACCGCGAGCGCGGACTCGTGGCCCACGTTGAAGCCCTTACGGACGCGGATCTTCACGGCGGTGTCGTCGGTGGTGTCCTGCGCGCGGGCCTTGTCAACGAGGATTTCGCCCATGGACCGGTCGCCGCGCTTGAGGAACTGTCGGTTCACGTAGAACAGCAGGTCGTTGCCCGCCGGGGACTGCGTGTTCGTCGCGGACACCTTGCAGCCACGCGACCAGGCAATCGGCGCGTCGAACAGTGTGTCCGGGGTGCCGCCGGTGCCCTGGATGAAGATGGGGCGGCCCTGCGCGTCGAGGCAGTTGCGGAGCGCGTCACGCCACCCCGGGGACGCGATGACGAGCTGGTCGGCCAGCGACCAGTACTTACCGGTCTCCACCTTCTTGAACGTCTGTGACAGCCGCTCGTACAGGGACGTGCCCACGGCCGGCGCCGCGATGGAGGTGAGGTCGTCGTCCCACGTGAGGTAGTTCGTGTCGGCCGTGTACGAGGTCGCGGAGTTGGTGGTGCGCAGCGACTTGTAGGCACTGGTGAACGGCACGGTGGTGCCGTTCTCCGCTGCGCTGACGGCGAGGCACGCGTTGTCGAACGTGTCGGCGTAGGAGATCGCCCAGTCGTCGCCCTTGGTCTTGATGGTGTCGATGACCGAGTCGGCGTCGGACAGGTCGTCCTCGTCGACGACGAAGAGGGAGTTGAACTTGCGGGCGGTGAGGGTGATGTAGTCGTTCGTCGACGTGTCGGCGGTGTACGTGCTGCCCGCATTCACGGAGAGGCCGCTGCTGCGCAGGACACGCTTGGTCGCGGACCTCATGATGGTGGGCCGGCCGTACCGCTCGATTGCGGAGTCCTGGAGGACCCGGGTGATGACGGTGTCGTCCCACTCGATCGGGATCCAGTTGTCGATGATGTCGGTGGAAGCCACCTGGGCACCTCGGTTGGGACAGGGGGCTCACGGCCCGCCACGGATGGGTGGGTGCCCTACCTGGGCGAACCTGTGAGCGACCTGCTCGAACCTTGTGCGGGAACCCGGGGGTTCCGTTGTGCCCTGCCTGGGCGTCAGCCTCGAAGTACTCGTTCGGCTACCTGCTCGGCCCATCCTTTGGGCTCGGGCGCCGGGGGCTTCTTGTCGGCTGTGTCAACCTTAGCCGCAGGTGCGCCATTCTGGCCACTACCAGCCACGGAGTTAGCCGAAGTGGAGCGTTGCCGCTTAAAGAATTCCGGCCAGTCGGCCTTGAGGCTGTCGATCTGCTCCGTCAGGCCGGTGATCTCCCCGTCGTCGATGTCGACGTCGTCCAGGTCGAGGAGCTTCATGAGGCTGTCGAGGCGGGTGCCGTTCCATCCGGCGTCCGCTAGGGCCTTATTGAAGCCGACCGTGAACGTGCGCATCTGCCGGGTGCCCTTGAGTTGGGTCTCGGTGACGGCCTTGTCGACGGCACGCTGGACCTCGGCCTGGGTGAGGCCGCGCGGCGCATCGTCTTTCGCCAGGGCCGACGGCGGGTCGGGCTCCGGGTCGGTCTGGGTCTTCTGCCCGGTCTTGGGATCGATGCCGTGCTCGCGCAGGTACTTGCGGCGGGCGGCGGCCTCGCCGGTCGCGGTCCGCAGCTTCGTCTGACTCGTCTCCCACTCTTCGCGGGTGGGCGGCGTCCAGTCGTCGGCGGGCTCGGGGGCAGGGCCGCCGTCTCCGGGATCGGTGTCGTCCAGGGCCGGGTCGGCGTCGCCGTCGCCGTCGGCGTAGAACACCGGCGACCACGTGCCAGCACGGTACGGGTGTGCCCAGCCAGCCGTGTGGGTGAGCCGGGACCGGGCGAGGGTGTGGGGTGCCATCAGTTGCCTCCTCAGAAGTGGCCGGCCGCGGCGGCGGCTCGGGCCTGTCGCCGAACAGCAGTGGGAACGTCCCGCTGTGTCGACACGTATCGGGCTGCCCGCAGCCGGGCGGTGCGTGACTCCGATGGCCGGGCGCGGCCGGTGGCAGCCGCGCGCCATGCCTGCTCGCGGAGCAGGTCCGGCAGCGACAGGCCGCGACTCGGGGCCCATTCGGGGCGCCACGGGACACAGCGGCAGCGGCACGCCGGGTGCAGGGGTGGGCCGTCGATCGCGGCGCGGGTGGTGGAGCGCTGGGCGGGGTCGAGAGAGAGGCCGCCGGGGAAGTGCCCGTCGCGGTCCGACAGGTGTCCAGAGTAGGCGGCGCATCGGACGCAGGCAGTGGGCTCGGCCACCCACAGGCTGCGCGCTCCGAGTGCCTCGGTGGCCTGCTGGGACCCGGCGTTGACGGCCCGGTGGACTGCCCACGTCACCGCCTGCCGCACCAGGGTCACTGCTCGACGGGCTGCTCCGATACCGGTCACCACGTCCCGCCAGGACGACACATGGCGCGGGGACAGCAGCCGAGCCGCGAGGCGTCCCTGCTCCCGCACCACGGCTGCCACATCCCGGGCAGCGGCCAGCGCCTCGCCTGGCACGCTCACCTCCGGCACCCGATGCCGTCCACCACCGGCACGGGTCGCGAGGGCTACGGCGTGGCGCGCGCCGAGCGCGGCGGCATCGCCGAGCGCGTCCTCGATCGTGCGAGCGGCCCGCACGTCCAGGCCGGCGAGTGCCCGATCCGTGTCGCGGCGCAGCCCTGCCAGATACCGGGCCAGCCCGGTGCCAGCGTCGGCCAGGGTGAGCGCCCCGAATGCCGTCACCCACCCGGCTAGCGCTGCGGTAAGGAGTGCGGCGAGCGCGGCGCCCGAGCCGTCGTCGGCCTGCTCGGCGGTCTGCTGCTCCAAGTCGGCGGCCTCTGTGGCCTGCTGGTCTTGGACGAGCGTGGCGAGCTGCTGTCCGGTCGCGGCCATCAGCTCCCTGCTTCCACCGCGCCGAGGCCGGCGGTCGCGCCGAGGACCCGGTCCAGGAGCTGCGCCACCTGCGTCTGGTCGATCGCACCAAGCTGGACACCCGCGCCGAGGGCCTGCACAGCCATGCCGATCGAGGTGATCAGCTCGACGCGGCGGCCGAGCTCGGCCTCGTCGTCGAGGGCGGCGAGCCACGCCTTGACCTGCTCGGGGTCGCACCCGGCCTCGATGAGGGCCTGTTCGCGGGGCATGCCGGCGGCGACCTTCGCGGCGACCGTGGCCCAGCCCTCTGCGTCGGAGACCTGCTCGGCGGGCTTCCATCGGACCTGAACGGTGATGTCGTCGTAGCCGAGGAGGCGAAGGGCGAACTCGAAGGCGTCCGGCCACGTCGCGCCGAATGAGCGTTGGAGGTTCTCCACGCGGGCCAGCAGCGGGCTGGTGGCCTCGCGGCGGGACACCCCAGACATCTGGTCGCCCGTGGAGTCGAAGAGATGGAAGGGAGTCTCGGACACCTGAGACATCGCCTTGACCCACCGGTCCAGCGGCTTGAGGTAGGTGTCGGGGTTCGCGGCTTCGAACTGTCCAACCTGTTTGTATCCCTGGAGCTGCCAGAACTCGCCCGGGTCGTTGCGCAACTGGGAAGGGTGGCCGGGGCCCTCGGGGTCGGCGTCGGCGTCCTCGGGGAAGTCCGGGTCGAAGTCCGCTCCCTGTGCACCGGACTGGTCGACGGCGGGGTCGATGAGCCCGTACCGCTGCGGCAGCGACTGATAGTCCAGTGTGGCGGCGTGGGACATGACCGTTTTGTTGATCAGGGCCTGCGCGCCGTATGCCTCGTAGTGCTCGGGCCGGCCGTAGGGGCGGGCGGTGCGGAAGTGAAAGAACGGGATCTCGCCGTAGGGGTTGGGCAGTACCGCGTCCTGGCCGTCGCTCGTGTACGGCTCCCACCGGTCTTGCTTGCCCGACCACTTCCCCGACCACACGAACCGTTCGATCTGGGCGGGGGTGCCGCCGTCAGCGGGGTAGTACAGGTCTGCTCGGATCACCTGGGCCTTGCCTGTGCCGGTGCACCAGGACTTGATGGCGAGCTTCTTGCGGAGCGGGTTCTCGTCGTCGTAGATGACGCGGACGGTGGCCGGGCCGTGGACGAACATATCGACGTCGGTGACCGCGCCGGCCGCGTCGGTCTGGGGCCACACCATGAGGTAGGCGTCGCCGAGGGAGCAGCTCTTTTCATGGAGGCCAGGGGCTTCCATGTCGAGTTGGTTGCGCTTGATGAGGTCGGCGATCTCGCCGTTGGCGTCGTCGTTGCCACTGCTGATGGAGGTGATGTGCAGCTTGTTGAGAACGGCGCGGACGGGGATGCGGGCGAAGTTGAGTTCGTCGATCTCGTCGAGGTTGGATTTGGCGAGGAGGCGGGCGACGGCGTCGGAGGCGTAGATCTCGTCGACGTCGCCGTCGTAGTACGCCAAGGCCTTGGCGTACGCGGGCCGGGCTTCGCACAGCTGGTGGTACGCGGCGATCAGATCGGCGGTACCTGCCACTGCCACACCTCCCATACGGATGCACCTTTGAATCGAAGGTTACGGCATCGAATGGTCCACGACTATGAAGGTGCCAGTCATCGGGGGGATATGGACCGCGCCGCAGCCCGCTTCCGCGCGGGCGGCTTCAAGAACCGCAGGATGGCATTCCCCGCACTGTCAACGAGGTCGTCGTTGGGCGCCTTCGGGAACGCCACCATCTGCTCCTCCAACGCAGGCAACCGCTCCGCGTGCACCACCCGCGACGGAATCAACTGATACTGGTTGAGGACCCGCTCCGCCCGCACCTCCTTCGGCAGGTGGTTGCTGAACAGCACCACCTTCACCGGTAGATCGCTGAAGATCTCGTCCCACAGGTCGCCGCCCTGGTTGGACTCGACCAGGACCGCCCCGATCTCCGGGAACGACTCCAGGATCTGCAGGATCCTCTCCCGCAACGGCCGACCCTTCAGCTTCACTGCCTGCGCGTACTTGACCAGACACCGCGCCGACGCGGCCGGCTTGCCCTCGCGGGCCGGAACCGGTGGGGCGTAGCCGACGACGGACAGGCCAGTGAAGTCGCTGGTCTTCTTCGTCGTGACCGCCCCGTCAACGGACAAGTACGTGCGTGCCACCGGGAACGTGCCGTACGTGAAGTCACTCTCGGCCCAGTAGTCCGAGTCCATGGCCATCGGATCGTTGAGCATGTTCTTGCGGTACGACCTGGTGTGACGAATCGACAGCATGTACGGCATCGGCCACTTTTGCGGCCACATCGACCGCTCGCTACCGTCGTCACGCTGCACGATCGGCAGGTGGTGATGGACGCGGAACCGCTCCTCAGCCACCCACTCGTTGGACTCGGTCCGTTCCCCCTTGGCGTACTTCACCAGCTGGTGGGTGACAGATCCCGGCAGGGTAACAGTGCCGGACAGCACAACCCTGGCGTAGATGTTCAGCGGCAGGATCGCGTCCTTGACCGTCGTCAACCGCTTCCCCGCCTGATAGACGGAGTACGAACTCTCGTCCGGCTCCACATCATCGAGCAGCAGCAGGTCCGGCCGGCGCTCGCCGACCTTCATCCCGAGCGAGCTGGCGTCGATGCCCTTGGCCGCGAAGACGAACCCCGACTTGCGGATCACCATGTGCTTCGCATCCGACTGCGCCACGCCCGAGGGTCGTCGGCCCGCAGTGCAGAGGTCCGGGAAGTCGCGGCGCAGCGCCGCGTTCTCGTCGGTCTCCTTGCGGAACGACATCAGGTGAAGCTCGGCCTGGGGCCCTGAGTCGGCGAAGACCGCGGCGAACTTCACGTGCCCGTGCGCGGCAGCCCACAGGGGTAGGAGAAGCAGCCACCAGGTGGACTTGCCTGTGTCGCGGGGGGCGAGGAGGGCGTCGCGCTGCTCCAGGGGCTGTGTGGTCGGGATGGCCCATTGGAGGGCGAGGCGGATCCATTCGAGGTGGGCGTCGGCGAAGCTGATGCTGCCGTCGGGGGCGCGGAGGTGGTGCAGGCAGTAGAGGACGGCGAAGAGCAGCGGATCGAGGCGAGTGGCTTCGATGCGGGCGGCGGCATGCTCGGGCTCGGCGTTGAACAGCCATTCGGGCAGGCTGTCGATCCATGCGGCGAAGTCGAAGGACTCGGCTGTTGCCCGCTCGTCGTACGGGTCGGAGATGTTCAGCGACCGCTCGGTCGCCGTGGTCACTGCGGGTGTTCCCTGGCGTCGCGAAGCCGCGCCTCGATGCCGGCGTTCTTGGCCTTCATCTCGGCCACCAGCTCCTGCAAGCGGATGTCCTGCTGGGTGGTCTCGGTGACCTGCAGCTCAGCCTTGGCGGGGGCGTCGATTCCGAACACGCGGCGCAGGGCTGCGGAGTTCCGCTCCCTTGCGTCCTCGATTTTGATGAGACGGTCGATGGCCGCCAGGACGGGTCCGTCGTCAGGCAGGGGCGCGCCGTCGAGGCTGATGATCCTCCCGTTGTTGACGGTGATGTGCTGGCGTTCCAGTACTTCCCTTGCTGCGCATTCGAGGTAGTCGAGGCGAGCGTGTGCGGCTTCGAGGCGTTCGACAACGAGGGCGCGCCAAGCGTCGACTTTGGGGTCGACGCGGCGGCCGGCTTCTTCACGGACGAGGTCGCGGGCCGTGGTCCAGGGGATCTTCACGCCGCCGGTCGGGCCGTCGGGTGCGGCGGTGATTGCCTCGATGGTGCGGAAGCTGTGGCCGGCGAGCTTGAGGTTGAAGACGATCTGGGCTTTCTCTGCTTTCTCAGCCGGGTTCGCGCCCTTGTATGGGCTGGGTCCGCCTGCCATGCCGCCTCCTCATCCTCACGCTTCACGGCCTGTTGCCTTTGAATCGTAGGACACGGACGCCAACTGGTCGCGAATCATGCGCACAATGCGGGCTGGTGGGCGCGTCATCGAAGGCGCGCAAGGTGGAGGCCCCGGAGTGGACGGCGCTCCAGGGCCTCTGCGCATCAGGGGCAGGTCTCCTCGAACTTCACCGCGTTGAACTCGACCGGCTGCCCGTTCAACGCGGCACCGGCAGCCGGCTTCTGCGAGCAGACCTTCCAGTTGGATTCGAGCAGCACGAACCGGCTGTCCCCCGTCGCGTCGTTGACGGTGATCGACGTGCCCGAGTCGAGCGCACCACGCGCGACCTTCACCGCCTTGCCGACGAAGTTCGGCATCGTCGCCCCGGCCGCAGCTTGTGCCCCCGCGTCCTTGGCAGGGCAGGTCTCGTCGACCTTGACCGCGCCGAAGTCCAGCTTCGTGTCGGTCGGCGCGGCCTTCCCGGCGGCGGGCTTCTGGGAGCAGACCTTCCAGTCGCGGTCGAGGAACTGGTTGCGGTCGCGGCCGAGCGCGTCGTGGCTGTCGAGCCCGTAGAAGCCGGCCGCCTGCGCCTTGTCCTGTGCGGACTGGAGGCCCATGCCGACGAAGTTGGGGAGGGTCTTCGTCTCAGTGTCGGTCTTCTTGGCATCGTCGCTGCGGTTGCTGGACGCGGCAGGCTCGCTGGCTGCCGGGGTGGCGGCGCTGCCTGTGGCCGCGGTGTTGTCGCTGTTGCCGCCGGTCACGTTGCCGATGACGCCGAGTACGAGGACGCCGCCTGCGATGCCGCCGATGAGTTTCCAGTTGGCCATGGTTCCCCCTGGGTTGTGCGGGTTGTGGTGGTCGGTGAGATTACGGAGGGTGATGGCGGCGTGTGGGGTGTGTGACGGGGTTGTGACACGAACGGGTGGCAGGGCATGACGGAGGGGCTCGACCGGGTGGCGGTCGAGCCCCTCAGCTGTACAGGGTGGGGTCAGTCTTGCGGGGCGATCGGGGCGACGTACACCTTGTCCGCGCCGACCTTGTCGCACAGGTCCTCGATCGGGTCCCGGTGCTCCCAGGCGGCGAGCGGGGCGACCTCCAGGGTCTCGCCGTGGACGCGCTCCGCCTCGACCAACCACGCCATGAGGTCGGGCTGGTCGAGACCGTCCGGCGGGCACGCGTCGGCGAGCTGCGGGTGCTGCTCCAGGAGCGCGGGCTGGGCCTTGTCGCAGGCGTCGCCGAGCTGGTGGGTGAACAGGCTCTGCCCGGTCATGTAGTTGAGGATCTCGTAGATCCCGTCCATGTGGCGGCGGGAGAGCAGCTTCCCGGTGGTGGCGCTAAGGATGTCGGCGAGCGGGAAGGCGCGGGTCTCGGTCATGGGGTTCATCCTGTCGTGTCGGCGGGTCAGGCGGGGCCCGGTCTGGTGGCAGGCCCGGGCCCTCTGCCGTGCGGTGTGGGCCAGGGGCGGTTGGTGTCGAGCCAGTCGTCAGACGGGGTTGCCGTCGCAATCGCGGTAGCCGTCCGTGCCGGTGTGGATGCCGAGGCACTCTTCATGCGCGCCCTCGCCGTCCTCGTCCTCCGGGGTGATGGAGGCGGGGCGGACGCAGCGCACGGTCACCGCGCCCTGCTCGTTGACGAGCTGGAATCGTGCGGCCCCGAGTCCAATGTCGCCGCAGTTCAGGCAGTCGCATGGGTGGGCGGCGTACATGCCGTGGAGGTCGGTGAGGCTGCCGTGGTAGCGGACGAGGGTGCCGGGTTCCCAGCGGATGACCGGGTTGAGCATGGTGTGGCTCCCGTGTGGTGAGGCGTCAGGCGGCGAGGCTGAGGATGTGGGCGGCGATGCGGTGCTTGCAGGGGTGGAGGCCCTTGATCCCG